AAGGCTACGATACCCCCACCCTACGCCCTATACTACAGATGTGAACCTCCCGGAGTCAAACTTTGAACCTTCTACCGCAAACCTCAACCAAAAAACCTGCCCTCACCGAAAAGCAAGAGACCTTCTTGGACACCCTCTTTTCGAACGGTGGGGACGTCCACGCTGCTGCTGAGATTGCCGGATATAGTTCGGGTTCCGTCGGATGGCTCAAAGACCGCCTTGCCGATGAAATTATCGAACGAACTAAAACCATGTTGTCTTCGCAAGCTTTAAAGGCCGCGAACAAGATTGTGAGCCTCATCGATTCCCCCGACATCGAACGTCAGGATACTCTCCGTATGCAAGCAGCCGAAGCCATTCTCAATCGAGTAGGTCTCGGTAAGCAAGAAACCTTGAACCACAACGTCCAAGCAGTTCACGGCGTCGTGCTTCTTCCCCCCAAAAAACAAGACATCGAGGAGGTCACAATCGATGGTTAGCCCTAAGAAAGCCCCGCGCAAAACAGACGTTAAGAAAGCGATGACAAGGTCTGAAAGCATCGCTAAGTATGGTCCTCAGATTAAGAAGTTTTTCCCGCAGTTCGATAAGTTGACAGCGAAACAACAGGCTTTTCTAGCTTCAACTTATTCTATTCAAGATGTTATGAAAGGCACTAAAAACTACGAGAAAGACTATTCGAACGAAGCCATAAGAAAACAAGGCATGAACTACTTAGGTGTCGAAACAGAGGATTATCAGAAATACAAAAGGATTCCTGTTGGGCCTGATGGAGGCACGATTGTAAAAAAGGAGCCTCTCGCCCAAGGTGGCAGGGTTCATAGAGGTCGCAAAGCCTCCGGAAGCTCGGAGAAGTAAGCCCCGTGCCTCGTAAACGCACCCTCACCCCTCCAAGCCCTGAAAAACTTGCCCAGCCGCGAACTCGCGGGCGTCCCAAGAAGGTTCCCGGCGAAGAAAAAGCCGAATACACCATCTCTTTAGAGGAACGGGCAAGGCGACGGGTGCGTTTGAAGCTAAAAAACGCTGAAAAAGGCGTTAAAAAGGCTAAAAAACAGGCAGAAGCCAAGACCACCAAGGTTCGCAACCTAAAAAAGTCAGCCAAAAAGGTTGAAGATGCCCTCAACGGTTCGAAAACACGGGTTGTAGACCAAGGTGACCTTGAAAACCTACCACCAGCGGTCGCAGACCTTATCGACGACACCCCTGTGGTGTTCAGACCTAACCCCGGACCCCAAGAGGAATTTCTAAGTGCGCCAGAACAAGACGTTTTATACGGAGGAGCCGCTGGCGGCGGCAAGTCTTTTGCTTTGTTGGCTGACCCTCTGCGGTATTGCCACAACCCTAATCACCGTGGGCTTCTTCTTAGGCGTACTCTGGACGAACTTACCGAACTAATCGATAAATCTCGTCAACTTTACACCAAAGCTTTTCCCGGAGCGACGTTTAGAGAAGCCAAGTCAACGTGGCACTTTCCCTCTGGAGCCACCCTTTGGTTTACGTACCTAGACAGGGACAAAGACGTGACTCGTTTCCAAGGTCAGGCGTTTAACTGGATAGGCATCGACGAAATAACCCAATACCCTAGCAGCTACGTCTGGGACTACCTTCGTTCTCGTCTTCGTTCGACAGACCCCGAACTTCAACAGAACCTGTCGATGCGCTGCACAGCCAACCCCGGTGGTGTGGGAGGCTGGTGGGTAAAGAAGATGTACATCGACCGCCACGAACCCAACAAAAGGTTCGGAGCGGACGACCCTGAGACAGGAAAAATGTTTGTGTGGCCCGATGGTCACGAAAAAGCAGGGCAGCCGTTGTTCTTTCGCAAGTTTGTTCCGGCGCGGCTGACCGACAATCCCTACCTCATGGCAGACGGTCAATACGAGGCCATGTTGAGGTCGCTCCCAGATGTCGAACGAAAGCGGCTTCTTGAAGGGGATTGGGATGTGGCAGAGGGAGCCGCCTTCCCAGAGTTTTCACGGGTGCGACACATAGTCGAACCTTTCGACCTTCCGACCAACTGGCCTCGCATACGAGCAGCCGACTACGGATACTCTAGTCCGTCGTGTGTTCTGTGGGGAGCCATCGATTGGGACAACAATATTTGGGTTTATCGCGAACTTTACGTAAAACACTTGACAGGTGAGCAACTAGCTGATAAAATATTAGAATGTGAGGAACTAGACCCAACACCACACTACACTGTACTAGATGCCTCATGTTGGAATAAGACAGGCTTCGGCCCTTCCATTGCTGAAACAATGATGAGGGTCGGTGTACGGTGGTTACCGTCCGACCGCAACCGTCTACAGGGAAAAATGGAAATACACAGGCGGCTTGCAGACGACCCCTACACAAAAGAACCACGCCTCCGTATCTTTTCCAACTGCAAACACATATCTGCTCAGTTGTCAGGCATACCGCTTTCTAAAACGAACAGCGAAGATGTCGATACGAAGGCAGAAGACCACGCTTACGACGCACTGCGTTACATGGTGATGACGCGAACCAGCGGCTACACCTCTATTCATAAAACCCTGCAAGGTATCAAGGAACAAACGTTCCGAGCCTTCGATAGCACGTTTGGTTACTGATGGCAGACATAGATTATGTACTTAAAATAACTGATGGTAGTATTACGGTTCGTGAAGCGTTTGAAGCTGTCTTGGCTAAAAACCTTACAAAAAGTAATCGCACTGTCATATCTGGACTTCTTAAGTCTCTTCCAGACGAGGGTATAGATTTAGATGCAAAATACTTTGATGTATATCTTACAGAGTCTTTTGCAAAAGCTTTAGATTTTACCACCAACACATCAGGTGTTCATAAATATAAAGAATTTGGAGCTTTCGAAACACAACTACAAGATTTAGTTGAAGATAGTAAGCGAAATATTCCTTATGTTCGTCTTAGTGATAGTAATAAAAACAAAGGTAAAGCAAGTAAGAAATACGGCTTAACTGGAACTCAGCTTAGAAATAAAGACCCCATGCGGGGAACTATTCCTTCTGATGCCCTCGATAAAATATATCAAGATGGTTTGGACATAGAGTCTTTTACTGAGGTGGATGTTAAGCGCGGCATAGACAAGCCTATAGCTATTAACTCAGAAGCTCGTGACTACTTAATCTATGAAAAGTATACAGGGCAGCGAGTTGAGAGTAACATAGGTCCTGATGGTTTAAAAATTAGCGACATAAACTTTTTTCAGGACGAAAATGGTAACATTGTTGCTGAAGTTAGAGAAAAAAAAGTAGGAAACAAGACTCGTCCCGGAGTTACTTACCGTGGAGAGTTTGCTGAGTTTTTAAGAAATAAGGTAGAACAAGCAAAAGATAGAGTAGGTCCTGACGCTGATTTTACTAAGGCTAACCTTTTTGACACTACTCCTACCGCAGTAGATAGGCTTTGGAACACTAGAATACGTCCGGAATTAGAGGCTCAGTTTCCTAATCAACTTCCCGAAGTTAAGGGAGGCTCTCACTCGGTTATTCGGAAAATTTTAGCTCGTCAGCTTATCGAAGAGTTTAATTTTCCTCCTAATGCTGTTAGAGCTTGGATGGGTCACGCAGGGGTAGGGATTAATGCTTCTGGGGACATTCTTATGGAAAGCTACGTTGGCACTGTTTCGGATAAGCGTGTTGGTGAAATGACCAATGTTCTCATTCGTAATGATGCCAGAAACTCAGGCTCTGTAAGTGTCAATGATATGATGGCATCACGAGGAGTTCAGTTTGATACGACTTTTACTTTTCCTGCACCTAACAAAAAGATAGTCGCAACAGATGTAAACCTTCTTCAACCGCAAGTAACTGCACTTCCTATGACAGAAGGGGAGCGTAAGTTGGCAGATGCTACAGCAGAAGAAAAAGCTTTAGAAAAGCAGATAGGTACTGAAGAACGCCGGGCGTATCTTTCAAAAATACGGTCTGAAAGACAGGTTTCACAAGCTGATATACAAGCAGGGTTTGAAGAAGCTGAGAAAAAGTCTGTGTCTAAGCTAGACTTTCTACCTGAAGAAGTAAAAGATGACTTAAAAAGACGAGGAATTTGGGACACTTTAAAAGGAGCAGGAAAGACAACCTTAAAGGCTGTTCCTTTTGCAGGAGCAGGTCTGGCTTATCAAGGATATAGAGAAGCCGGAGCATCCGTGCCGGGAGCTATTCTCGGAGCCGCTATCGAAGAAACTCCCATAGGTCTAGGTGTTATGGCAGAAGACGTAGGCTTTATATCCCCTGTCGGAGAAACAGAAACAGAAATGCGCGAACTGGAAGTGGCCCAAGACCCTGAACGTATGGCAGGTCCCTATGCTGGTCAAGATTTCATTCCTGCTCAAGAAGAACCTGTAGATGAAAGTCTCGATGT